GCGGTTGTATGTCGGCAGCATTTGCACAAGGGCGTCGGCGCTTGACGGCGGCAGAATGTGGTCGGTGTCGATGTGCAGGAGCCACTTCGTCTCCGCGACCTTCGAGCCGAGGTTGCGCGCCATCGAGCGGTTCCACGGGATGTCCACCAGTACGCGATAGAGTTCGACCGGCAGGCGCCCTTGCATGTTCCAGACGGAGACGATCGGCAGCGCGGGCTCCGGGCTGCAATCGTCCACGATGATCAGTCGGAGCGACTTGCGCGTCTCTGGCGAATAGGCGGCCCAGTTCGAGAGTTGCTTTTCGAGCATCTTGGGCTGCCGATAGTACGGCACGATAATGCTGATCATTTGGCGATGCTCCACAGGCGACGAAGCGCCTCCTCGCGGTTGCGATCGCGCGTGTCGGCGAGCAGGTCAATAAGCTCTTTCGCCGTCATGCCTTGTGTCAGGTCCTGCGCGACGCGAAAGATTTTCGGATGCCTGGTCGGAGTCAGCGGTCCTCCGTAGGTCAACGTCTCGGTCAGCTTCTCGCCCGGACGCAGGCCAATTTGCCTGATCATCGTGCCGGGGTCCTTGATGTCCGGGCGCTCTTTGCGAATCAGTGCGAGTGCTACGTCGCCCATCTTATGCGGCTTGCCCATGTCGAAAATGTACGCAGCCCCGCTAGCGAAGCCGGCGCACGTCAGCACCAACTCAGCGGCCTGCGGTATTGACATGAAGTAGCGCTCGCAGTCGAAACTTGTGAGTGTGATCGGCTTATGGGCGTGCAGTTGTTCGCGCCACAGGGGCAGAACCGAGCCGGCCGAGTCCAAGACGTTGCCGAAGCGACAGGTGACGAAGCGCGTCGGCGCGTCTGGCGGCATGACATCACGCACGAGTAGTTCGGCGACGCGCTTCGTGGCTCCCATGACCGACACCGGGAATACGGCCTTGTCGGTGGAAATCTGCACGAACACTGGCACCTTGGCCGTGATTGCCGCCTGCGCGGCGATGTAGGTGCCGCGAACATTCGTCTCGATCGCGGCCAGCGGGGAGAGTTCGCAGAGTGGGACGTGCTTATGTGCGGCCGCGTGCAAAACCGCGTGACAGCCCTCTAGGACCTCCTGCATGAGGCGATCGTCGTTCACGTTGCCAAGCACCGGAACGATCGTCAGCGTGTCATTGCTGGCCGGGAGTTCATTAAGCAGGTTGAACAGCGCGCCCTCGGTCAGGCACACAAGCGTCAGGCGGCGCACGCCTTGCTTGATCAACTGCCGGCAGATTTCCGAGCCGATCGAGCCGCCGGCGCCCGTCACGCAGACGTTCTTGCCTTTGTAGTCCATAGCTCCTCCTGCCAGAGCTTACGCTTCGCGGGCACCCCGATCGACGGCTTCCTCCATCGACTCAGGTTCATTCTCGTCCACGGCGAGCCGCTCGATCTGCAAGCAAACCGTGCGGTCCTTCGCGCCCTTCTTGAACTCGTTGCTGGAAACCGAAGTCACGCAGGCTTCGGCGCGCACCCTGAACCTCTCGCCGACCTCCGGTAGCTCGGTCATGCCGAGCTTTTCCAGAGTGTGCTGGTCGAGCCGTATTTCCAGGCAAAAGGGAAACCGGGGGCCGTTGTCCTTGTCTGGTGACGACACGGGGCATGCCTCCGGGCCGTTCGACTCTTTCTTCGACAGTGCCATGCTTCGCATTTTCATGATCAGCCTCCGCGTGCCATCTCAATGCCCATGTCGAGCGCTTCCGCGACCGACTTGGGCGCTTGCTTCTGCGCGCCCGCGGGCTGCTGCGTGCGCAGCGGCGTGTTCGCGGGGACTCTGGAATCAGGCGCCGCGCCGGAGCGCGCCGCCGGCCGCATGCCGCCGAGTGTCTTGGGCAGGTTTTCGTAGATGCTCTTGTACGCAGTCGGCCACTTCGACGGATGCAGCGGCGGGATGCCCGCCTTCTTGTCGCCGGCGATCATAGCGTTCAGCATGCCAATGATCATTGGCTGCTTTTCCTTGTAAAGCGGGTCGTTCTTGCGGAACTCCGCTTCCATCGTGTTCATCGCCTGGCGAGCCGTCTGGTCCGCTTCCTGATAGCGCTGGCGCGCCACCGACGCCTGTTGCTGCGCGGCGCCGACCTTGCCCTGGTGCGTCTGCGCGGCACGGCTGGCGGCGATTTCTTCGGCCAGTTCTGGCGTGAGGCTGCCTTTCGTCACGGCCTCCTCGAGGTCCTTGTGGCCTGCGTAGCTGGTGATCCCGGCGATGCGGAAGCCGCCGACGCGCGACAGCGCCGACAGTTCGCGGATCATGAAGTTGGCAGCTTGCTTGAGCTTGTTCTGGTCCTTGCTGTTCACCAACTCGAGGTAGTCGAGCACGCCGGAATACTGCTCCGGCGAGGCGCCCGTGTCCGTGATCGCCTTGATCAGTTCGTCTCGTTCGGACGACGCAGTTTCAGCCCGTGTTCGCTGCTCTTTGGCTTCCGTCGCCAGAAAGCGAATACGCTCCTTCGTGGCCGGCTTGAGAGCGTTGGGGATGGGATCGTTGAAGTGATCCGGCTTCCTGGCGCCCGGCTCCCCTTCCTTCGTTCCCGCTTTTGCAGGATCGTCCGCAGCATCCGAGTCACCGCCCGCGCCGTCCTTGCCGCCAGCGCCGTCAGCACCAGCCGTGCCGTCTGCCGAATCGGCGCTATCGCCATCCGTTCCAGTTCCATCTCCTGCGTCACCTGACTGATCGTCAGGAGCGTCGCCGCCAGGTGAGCCCGCGCCATCAGCCGCGGTATCAGGTGTCGAATCCTCATGGGACGTACCTCCGTCCGCGTCATCGGCCGGCGGCAGGGGCGGCGCGCCATTCGTGGCGGCGAGCGCAATCCCTGCATCGAGGGCATCGGCGACGGACTTGATTTCGGGCGTGGCTTGGGTCGTCATGGTTTCTCCTGTCAAACTGCCGGGGGCTGAATTTCCGGCGCCTCCAACAGAGGCGCGTCAAGTTGAGGACCGATCGAGTCACTGATCGGGGCGTTCGGGTCACCGCCCGGCATGGCATTGCCCATCGCCGGGTCACCGCCGCCCATGCCCGGGTCGCCCGGCAGCGCCGGAACCTCGGGAATCTGCGGGATGAATTGCTCGGGGTCGATTTCGTCGTCCATGCGCGTCATAGACTCGCGGAGCAGGTTCGAGAGTGCCTCGGCGAGCGGCAGGTTGCCGGTCAGCGTGGCGGCCTGGATTTCCTTCATCATCGTCGTCACTATCGGCAGGATGACTCCCCACGAGTCACGGTCCTGCGCCTTTGACGGCTTGCCAGTCGTGCCGGCCTTGATTTCTATTTCGACCATCGTGAGCAGGTCGTCCACGGCCATGCCCTCGGGCCACAGGGCGCCGGGGCCGCAAATGCGCTGCGCGTCCTTCGTGGACAGCGCGCCGAGCGCTAGTTCGCCGGTGTACACGGCAAGGTCGGTGAGCACGGTTTCCAGTTGGTCGCGATCGGAGGTCGTGCGCGACGCGAATCCGGTCTGCTGAATCTCGGCCTCGGTGGCCGTCTTTTCGACCGACACGCTCGACTGCAATGCCTCTTGCACACCGGAGACACGTTCCATGTCCATGATAACGTCGGCCGTATCATACATTCGCATGTCGATATTGGCGACCGGCTTAGGCGCAAAGAGGTCGCCTATCTTGGCGTCCGGGCGCACCGGCTTGATGCCGATGAATGCGGCCGTCGTGCCATTTTTGACGGCATTCATGTTCTCGCTGTCAACCTCACCGTCTAGGAACAACACGCCAGGGATCGAGCGCTCGCGCGTGAGGCGCTTCGTCGAGCGCGCCGCATCGTACTCGTCCATGAGCTTGCGCAGGCGCCACGGCAGCGACTGCGGGTGCCGCGCACCGTCCACCGGATAGAATTGCAGCATGAAGTACGGGTAGAACCGCGTGCTCGAGTAGTCGGGCTGGTACGGCTTCTTGGCAAATTTCTTCACGCCCTCGATGACCGTCTCGACGTGGTTCGTGATCCGGTTCCAGCGTTCAATGATCTTGTAGAAGCACGGCGCCGCGGTGTCGGCCAAGCCGACGCCGGTCGGCATGGTGGCCGACGTGTACATTTCGGCCTCGGCCGCGAACACGTCGGACTCGGCGCTCGCCGGCGCGAGGCCGGTGATCGCGACGTAGGTGTTTTCCTCGATCGCCGCAAGATCGCGCGTGGCGCGCTGATAGTATTTCGTCGCGCTCGTCAAGTCCTCTTTCTTGAGGTCGGGGAATAATGAAAGCGTGTCAGCCTCGGTGCGGTAGATCGCGTTTGCAATCCACCCGCAACTCTTGTAATCAGCCAGATCGCGCACGTCGAGCGAACACTGGATGTCCTCGCTCGAGACGAAATCGAACACCATTGCCTTGCGCATAGCAACTTCGAGCTTTACCGTCAGAGACGCCTCGAGTTCCTGAATTTCGAGCAGCTTGGCGTCGATTTCCTCCGGCGTGCTGTACTCGCCGCCGTAGGCCGGGTCGCCCTCGAGCAACTGCGCCTTGCACTTCTCGAGCATGGCGATGTTCTGCCGCGAGTCGTTCAACTGGGTCTGCATCAGCGGGATGTTCGTCCCCTTGCAGATGATGATGGCCTTGAGCCAGCCGGGCCCGGTGGACAGCGACGAGCGGACCATCTTCTGCGCGGCTTGTTTCAGCGTCGAGGTCGGCGCCCGCCATAGGGATGAGATGACACACTCGAGCGTCTTGGCAAAATCGTCCTGTTGCTTGGTGCCGCGATTGTCAACCTGTTTCGGCTTCTTCACGCTCACGTCCGGGTTGCGGGCGTAGAGGAACGACACGAGGATGTCGATGAAACTGCCGATCAAGTTCGCGCTGACTGCCCAGTTCAGATGCGCGGTGCCGGCGGCATAGCGCCGATCTATCGCGTACTGCGCCCGCGCCGTCTTGTCCATGTCGCGCGCTTGCTTGTACTCTTTGAGGATCGCTTCGACCTGATTCTGCTCGGTGCGCTCGCGCTCTTTGTCCTCCGGCGACTCCGCGGCAGCGATGACTCCCTGCTCAACGGCAGCGAGTACACCGGGATTTGGTTCCATGCCTACAACATCGAGTGCCATCAGACGTACCTCGTTTCAAGGACTGGCGCGTCGGTGCTTTCCAGCCATTCGGTCGTGAACGGTATCAGCTTTTTCGTCTCCTGGCTAACCGGGGAGTGCGGATTCTTCATCTGGTCGATACCCCGGCCCACGAGCCCGCACACGTCGCAGGCGTCGTCATTCACTACGGCCGGAAAGGAGCAAAGCTGATCAAGCAGGCGCGTGGCCCATGCCTTACCACGCGGCAAATAGACCTTTTTCTGCGCTGCGATCGACTGAAACGAGTTCAGCTTGATCGCCTTATTCTTGATCGAGGGCAGCGTCTGGACCATGACATAACGGCGCGGGCGCGCGGTCGCCATGCCCTTGTCGATCGCCGGCCGGATGGCGTTGTCGATCGGGCCGCCCTCATTCCACCACTGGCGCGGCTTGTTGCGCAGGACCATCTCGAGGAAAGCGTCGATCGTGATGTCGGTCGTGGCCTGCTTGTACCACCAGTCGAGCACATACAGGTCGTCGTTCTCCGCGAGCCCGAAGGTGCCGTGCTCGGTGAAGTCGCCACGGTCCTCGAGAGTCGCGTAGTCGCTGGCCCCGTAAATGGTGAGCCGCTCCGGGCGTGCGCCGGGGGTGCCGGGCTCGGCCGTTTCGTCGTACCACTGGAACCATTCGCGCTTGAAATCCAGGCCCTCGCCGAGCACCGGGCGTTGCTGATACAGCGCGGCCCATGTGCGCGAGGCGCGCGGGTTGTTCTCCCACTGGCTCCAATGCGCATTGTCGTAGGGGTCCTGCTCACGGGAAAACCACTCGGGCCAGATGTACTCGCCGATCTTGCGGCCGAGCGGGTCGTCGCCGCGCTCGCACTTCGCGGTCAGGTTGATCACTTCCCAGTATTGCCCGTCGCGACAGAGCATGCGCCCGGACTCGCCGTTGTATTTCTCCGGCAGGATGCGCCCCGAGAGGTCGTCCGGGTGCCACCGGGTCTGAATCAGGATGATCCAGCCGCCAGGCAGAAGGCGGGTCGTCACGGTGTCGTTGTACTCGTCGAACGTCTTTGCGCGCACCACTGGCGAGTCGGCCTCCTCGCGCCCGGCCACCGGGTCGTCGATCACGAAGCCGTTCGCGCGCGAGCCGGTGATGCCGCCGAGGATGCCCGCGGCCATGTACTCGGATTGATTGGAGAGCGCCCACTGGCTCACGGCGCGCTGATCTGGCCGGAGTATCGGCCGATCGCGCCAGATGCGGACCTCGCGCGGCTGGCGTGCGAGCGCGCGGGCCTTGCGGCTCTGCTTCTCCGCGATATTGGCGGCGTAGCTCGCGAGGATGATGCGGTAGCCTGCCCACACCTTCATCGCCCACACCGGCGCGACCACACTGGCGTAGGTCGATTTGGCCGATCCCGGGGGCGCCAGGATCATGAGCCGGCCCATGAACGTGCGCATGGTGCGCTCGATCGCCTCGAGTATCAGGCGGTGATGCAAGGCCAGCGCCTGCTCGACCGGCTTGAAAAGCTCGGCCGTCTCGTCGTCGACGAGCGGCGCGCCGGGAACGTCGATTGACCGCGCGTACTCGACGAGGGACGCCCGCGACCGGCGCCGGCGCAATACCTCGAGGGCGCACGCCTGCTGAACCGTCATTTCCGGTCTATTTTGGATTTCAGCGGGGGTACTACGGTGCGCGGCCGCGTGCATGAGGCGAAAGGTAGCCCTAATCGCCTCATGAGGTCAAATGGAATTTCCTATTTGGCCGGGTTGCCGTCGTCCGGGGGCTCGCCACGGGCCCTTTTAAGGAGTTCCTCGTCCGAAGCGTCAAGCAATTCGCTCCGGCCGAGGTCCCTTTCCTCCTGCTCGAGCCTCAATACGCCTTCTGCCGCCCGCAATTTGTCGGTCGACTTGGCGTTCGCGTCCGTGAGCGTGTCGCGAAAGGCTTTGAGGGCGAGTTCCCGCATCTCCTGGTCCATGCCGCGGACTATATGGGCCTTTCGGTCCGGTGGTCAAGCATTTGGGTCCCTCGAAGTCCGATATATCAGACATTCCGCACTTCGTCCGAAATTTTGGGCGGTAAAGCGCACATATACCGCCCTTCGGAAAAGGGTGGTAGGCGAATGGGTCCCCCGAAATCTGGAAGTGCTTCGCGGGCGACAGCATGGGACCCGGTGAACGGGAGTCACGAACGGGTCCCTTTTAGGGGGGCCTACCCCCCTCCCCTCACGCCCCGCGCCGGCCGCGAAAACCTGGCGCCTTGCGCCATGCGCCCTTCGCGTAGGGCATGCGGGACGGAGGCATGGGCTACAGGCCGCCGGGCCCGGAGACATGGGCTACAGGCCGCCGGGCATGGGAGGCCGACGATCGCCCGGCAAGGCGCCCATAGGCCGCCGGGCATGGGCTGTTGCCCTGTTGCCCTGTTGCCCGTAAATTCCCAAGACTTTCCCGGCGCGTGGGAATGGCGCATGGCGTGCGGCCAATACATGCCATATTCTATAACCTGTCCCCTTTCTAATTATTAAGGTAACAAAGGAGACAGAGCCCTTTCGCCTTGCACCTTCAGCGACTTGCTAGTGTTGCCCATACCGTAGCCCTTAGCCTGCCCGATGCCCGGACTAGGGCAACAGGCAACACTCGCGCCCTTTAAACGTAGCCCTTGCACTGTTGCCCATGTTAGGGCATCATACTTACGCAACAGTTAATCACCATTCCCGGGAGGGTTTCACCATGTTGCCCAAGTCATTGCATACCGTCCGCATTCTGGCCGCCGTGGCCGCCACTGTCGCCGGAGGCGGTAACGTGTTGCGCGTGCTGGAAGCCGCGCGGATCATAGGTTATCCAACTGCCAGCACAATCGACCCGCTGATCGTCAAGGCGGCCGCCGTGCTGGCGAAGGGTGCCGCATGAATAACTGCCAC